CGTAAAGGAGGCAAAGCACATGATCGAAAGCGAAAGCAGCAAATAGTAAGGGTTGCCGTACAATATCGGGTGGCTCACTTGCGCTCCTCCTCCGCTACTGAATATCTTACATCTTAAGTGAGTTCGACAAATTACCAAAATATCCTTTTTCTTTCGCGTAGATCATGACGCTTTTTGTTGAATTAGGGCATTCGTCCCCTTCCTTAGGTCTTGCTATTCTGGAATAGCAATGCTAGATTTGGTTCATACTAGAGTTACTAGGGTACCTGAGTAGAAAACGGAGGAAAGCACGATGAAATTCAAATTTGTGAACGAGTTCAAAGAATTCGCCATGCGCGGCAATGTTGTAGATCTTGCTGTGGGCGTAATCATAGGGGGCGCATTCGGCAAGATCGTCACCTCGCTGGTTAATGACATTATCATGCCGCCTATCGGATACATACTGGGGGAAGTAGATTTCAGAGATTTGCAGATCACCCTGGGGAAGGGCACGCCAGCTCCTGAAGGAGCAGTTGGCGAGGCTGCTCAAGCTGTAGGCCCTGCTGTTATTAAATACGGACAATTTATTAATACGATTCTAGATTTTATCATTGTAGCGTTCTGTATCTTCTTGCTGGTCAAAGGCATTAACGCCTTGCGCCGGAAGAAGGAAGATCCGGATGCAGCCAAGGCGGAACCGACGGAGAAGGACTGCCCTTACTGCCTGTCCAAAGTGCCGGTGAAAGCAACACGCTGCAAGCACTGCACATCGCAGCTGGAGACTGCGGCCAATGGCTGAGGAGAGGTTCGACATCTACGATGAAGCCATGAATCCGATCGGTACAGCTACCCGCTCCGAGACTCATAAGCACGGATATTGGCATCGGTCGTTCCACTGCTGGCTGACGCGGCGGATAGAAGGCCGTCCTGTTGTCGTGTTCCAGCGGCGGCAGCTCGGCAAGGATACTAATCCCGGCAGCTTCGATATTACGGCCGCAGGTCACCTGACTGCCGGCGAGACGATCCGGGACGCTGCCCGGGAACTCGAGGAGGAGCTTGGCATCCGTACGGACTTCGATCAGCTTGTCCCGCTGGGGCAAATACGCGAAGAAGCCGAGGGCATTGTCGGCGGCGCCATGTTCATTGACCGGGAAGTGAGCGACGTATTCGCCCTCGTATGCGAGCTGCCGCTGTCCGAATTCCGCCTGCAGCCTGAAGAGGTCGCCGGCATCTACGAGGCGGATATTGCCGATATGATCAAGCTGTTCGAAGGTTCGGCAGACGAGCTTGCCGTACATGGCATGAAGCTGGCTGATGGATCCGCGCCAGACGCCGGCCTGCTTGTCCCAGATGCTTGCATCATCCGTGCGGAGCAATTCGTGCCGCGTGAGGCTGCCTACTATATCGATATCATGAATCAGCTTGCTAAGCTGACATAACCTGAACGTGAAGAAGCCCGGTCCGCTCTGATGCTGACCGGGCTTCTCATTCCCAAGAAGGCTAGAGAATTAAAAGAAGCCGTTTCTGAAGCCGCCATCAAAACCGCAACAACGATTCAAGCTTCTTACGCAAATATCAAACGTAACAAACGCGGAGCCTCGTCCGAAACAACAGCTGATTTTCACGCAATCAAATCCAGGCTTACGGAAGAAGCAGATCTCCCGGCATCTCCATTCAAAAATCTCGTTAATCGCTCTGCGGTCGCAATGGCGGATAGCCGCAACCAGCCTGCGTGCCTTACGGCGCTTCCGGAGCTTGGCGAACGATCTGCTCAAGTCCGCTCCCATTTCTTGAATCCCTTCCACCGCAAAATCTTCGTGTCTGCGATGGTGTCTGCGGTGATGTCTGCGACGGCCTCCGGATACAAAAACAGCTTTGCTGCCTTTTCCTAAACCGCTAATCTTTGTTTTTGCCGACATATGGATCCTCCTCTCTATCATGCTTACTACAGCATATGCGAGATTAAGAGAGGGGTATGGGTAGATCATGTCCGACAAATGCTGAAAAATAAGACCAGCTGTCCCTTGTCGGGCTGCACAGAGGGACTAATCCTCGTTCAGGTTGTCCGTCAAATATTGAATGATGCCGTCCTCCGCATCCTGGGCGTATTCCCATACCATGGCGCCGGCCAAGTTCTTTTTCTTAATGTAGCTAATTTTCGCATCCACTGCTTCCAGATCCTCATAACTGATGAAGGTGTCACTGTCATACAGATAGGCCGCCTTTGCTTCCTCGTCGAAATAACGGGTAAAGCCGTTTTTGTTCACATAGTCCTTCACAATGGATTTGTAGCTGAGGTCCGTCTTCACGATATCAATCGGCTCACCTGACTGGAAGAGGCCATCCCCCTCCTCCTTCACACCCGACCAAGCGTAGGAATAGGCCGGAATGCCGAGCAGCAGCTTCTTGCTGTCCACGCCATGCTTCAAGTAGCTCGTTATAATATGGTCAATGCTAAGCGGAGATTGCCCCTTGCTGTCGGGATACAGATTGGCGTTGAAGCCGGTCTTGTCCGACCAGCGGCCAGTTAAGTCATAGCTCATGACGTTAATGTAGTCTACGTGCTTCTCCACTTCCTTCAGCTCGACCTTATCGAAATACCAGTCCTGGGAGCCGGCGGCGAATGTCAGGATGTAGCGCTTGTCCCCTTTATGCGGCAAAAGGTTCAGCTTCTCTCGCAGCTCCCTCATAAGGCTGGTAAAGTTGACCGTATCCTTGGGACTGGCCTTCACCGTGCCCCAGCCGTCATGCGCCGGGAATTCCCAGTCAATGTCGACGCCGTCCAGATCCAGCTCCTTCACCAGCTCAATGATGCTCTCGGTGAACAAGTAACGCGTTCCGTCCATGGAGGCGTCAGAGAAGCCGTCTACCCCGTAGCCGCCGACCGCCAGCACAAATTTCGTCTTTGGATTGTTTTCTTTCAGAACCTTGATATTGTTTTTGATTTGCTCATTCGCCGCTTCATCCTCATGGAAGAACAAGTCAGTTCCTGCAATCTTCGCAAATGCGACAAAGGCAATGTCTACGCCCTTCTCCGACAGCTTCACATTCGCCGGATCACGCCAAGCCTCGATATAGACGGTGTTGACTCGGCGCTCCTCCCCTCCAATGCTCTGCACATAATAAATGCCAATTCCGATTAATACGACTGCGACGATCAGCTTCGTCCATGCATTGATCTTGACTGCTTTGTTCGCTCTCAAGTCTGTCACCCTCTCCCGCCGAATAAGATTGCCGTCACAAAGCGGTTCAGATTAAGCACCTTGACCGCAATGTAACTGACGGCGAATACTGCCGCCAGATTGAAGATCAGGCTTCCCGCCGTCTCGATGAACGACGCCTCCACCCCCACGCTGCGCGCAACCATCGTCTCCACCAGCAGATGGACCAGATAGATGCTGAAGCTTGCCGCGGAGACAGAACTGATCACTTTCCGCACCTTGTCGTTGGTCCTTCGCGATATGGCCGTATCCTTCTCCTTGAAGAAGAGGAAAAGGCCGACCGCCATCAGAAAGCTTGTAATGGAATAATTGCCGTAGAACATCTCATCCAGCGTACCGTTTAGCTTCGACACCCCATAGGTCAATATAGGCGTCAGCACGAACGATAGAATGCCCAGGTTGTACAAGATGTGCTTCCATATCGTCGGCAGCTCATAGTGAAAGAGATAATAGCCTAAAATAAAATAGCCGAGATACCCCATAAAGAGAGGAATGTTCATGCTTGAAATGTAGAGATACTGATCGGTGGCGCGGTACACAATATCCGAGACCAGCCGGTACAGGATGCTTATCACGAACCACAGCAGCAAATAATAGCGCAAATCTTTTTCGCTGCAGGCCTTCACTAACTTGGAGATAAGCGGCACGGTCATATAGACTGCAATGATGGCGTAAAGAAACCATAGATGCACATAATTCTGGTCGGTGAGCAGCTTGTAGCCGAAGTCCGCTATGAACTCCAGCGCGTTCATATCGCTTTTCAACAGATAGTATTGGTAGAATAGCCCGTAAATGAGCGACCAGGACAGCAAGGATACAACAAGCGGCCATACCCTTCTCAAATAAAAATCCTTCAAGGACTTTATCTCCGAACGCAGAATCATCGCGCCGCTAATCATGAAGAATACCGGAACTGCAAACCGGCAGATGGAATTGAATACATTGCTCACCCACCAGGATGTCGTCGAAAAATCATTCGTACGGGTCAGCAGCGAAGCCGAGATATGAAGTACGATAACGGCTACGATAGAAATAATTCGCAATAGGTCGATATAAATGATTCGTTTTCCCGCCGGCTTGGCGGTGCTTACGCTGCTCATGGTCTGCCTCCGTCCGGTTATCGGGCGCTTGCCGACGTATTGCGTCCGATTGATGCGACGCCCTTACGCTCGACGAAGCCCCAGCCATTGTCGTTATCGAAATATTTGAAGGTGCCGACGACATTGATATACATCAGCACCAGTCTATACGAGATGAGGTCATACTGGCTGAACGCCATCATTTTGACATACTCCCATAGGGTGAAATGCCCGCCGTATTTCCTGCAGAGCAGAAAGGATATGCCAAGCTGCAAGGCATTAATGAAGATCGTAATAATAAATAACAGGAAAGCGATAAACAGATTGCTGCCAGAGAATGCTGCATCGATTAGGTAGAATACGGTAGTAAATACCGTCAGCGTCCCCAGAATAAAGCCGTCGATGGCAAAAAAGATGCTAATGCCCGGCTTGAAGCTTCGGGAGAGCTTCGACCAATAGATGAGAATGCAGTCTACGAATGCCTTCTGCCAGCGGATGCGCTGCTTGTAAAAGTTCTTCATATCCTCCGGGCATTCAGTAAAGCATACCGCCTCAGGCGCGTAGACCAGCCTTTGGTTCAGCTTGTTCGCCTTGATGTATTCGTGAATCTTCAGCGTAATGTCGATGTCCTCGCCAACGGTGCTGCGGAAACCATTCACCTCATACATCAGCTCCTTGTAGAAGGCGCCGAACGCTCCGGAGATGACGACAATGGAGTTGAAATAGGATTGCGTCAGCTTGCGCACATAGAAGCTATGAATGTAGCTGATCATTTGGCTGCGGACAATGCCTTTGCCTGTGAACGTCTCATGAATCTCGCCGTTCTTCCGCTTCGCTCCTTGCACAATCTTGACCGTGCCGCCTAGAGCGACGATTGACGGATCATAGAAATATTGATTGACATACTTAAGGGAATTAGCCTCCAGCATGCTGTCCGCGTCCAGCGTAATGACGATCTCCCCATCGGCATAATCGATGCCTGCGTTCAGGGAATCCGCTTTGCCGCCATTGAGCTTGTCAATGACGAAAATATTCGGGTATAGCGCAGACTGGTAAAAACCCCTAACCCGCTTATACTTCAGCCGCTGATTCGGCTTGCGGTAATTGATGCGAAGATCCAGCAGCTCTTGCAGACGTTCGAAGGTGCGGTCCCTGGAGCCGTCATTCACGATGATGATCTCGTGATTGCGGTAGTTCAGGCCGTCCATCGCATCCAGGCAGTTCTGTATCGTCTTCTCTTCGTTGTAGGCCGGCACGAGAACCGAAAGCGTCTTTTCCTCCAGGTCTGGCTCCAGCTTCATCACCTTGCTATACAGGAGAGGGATCACCGTGTACAGCACTTGGAACAATAAAAAACTGCCTGTGGTCAAATAAAGCACATAATACATCGACATTCACTCCTTCCTGGTTACGGGACTTTATGTCATTAGGAAGGTAAGACTGGGCAATTGCCAGCTCGAGCCATGTTCAGCCTAGATCAAGAAGTGTTTTCCCTTGTAACCAATAACTGTTTTTTGTTTGTTCTAATACCCTATCCCAACGGAATTCATCTGTAAAATCGGATTTGAAAGTAAGAAAACGATAACAATGGTTCTTTTTTACACAAATGCTCGCTATTTTATCCTTTTTCGCTCTCTGTATTAATCATTGGTGAACATTTCTGTCAAAAAAGAGCGTTAGCTATCATGACGTCGGGTGTGATTTTTGCGCACGAAAAAGAGCCCTCCTAGAGGAAGCAGACCGGCTTATGCGGGGTCGAAGGTCAAGTTCTTATGGGAACCTGCCTGCGGCAACCGGTACGCCTGCTCCTAGGAGGGCTCTTAGCTGTGCGGCTTTATGAGGATGAAAAGTCAGATCTATGAAACGGGATACTCCCGCCTTTGGGAAAGCTTAAGAAGAAGCCTATTGCGAATATCGACAATAAGCAGCTGCGGGATCAGAAGCGCAGGGAGAAACATCATAATGATGAATACGAGATTCGCCAGAATTTGCTCTCTGCCATCCAGTTAAGCCATACTGAATCCTTTTGTCGGTGTACAGTTTCATGGCTGTTCTCCTCCCTTGTGCTTGATTAATTCGACAAACTTACATTTTCACTCTATTTATGCGTAGCAATATCTATATCAACTGTTTTTCATATATCCGCCTCTATTGGAGGGATGCAGGACGTTTAACAGTTACATCAACAAGAACCAGCATATGTCTCAAGCATAGTCGATATGAAACGGAGTGTGCAAGCGAGGGAGCTTCAACTAATGGTTTCTCTGAGTGATTACACATTACTTCTCTGTTGTTTGCTTAACCAGTTGATGAGTCAATACTGTCGCTCCGGTGACCAAAATACCTTGAATGACGCCTTGGACGGGAGAACCTACGATAACAATGCCTCCAGCCATGCCGATAGCAAGAAGTGCCCAAGGAATTGTCCAGTTGGGAACCCTCGGCGTATTCTTAAGCAGCAAGCCCATAATAAAAAGCACCGGCATAAGGACTAGTGCTTCTTCAGTCACATATTGGATAAAATCGTTAATCATACGTTGCTACCTCCTTTCTCCAACAAACCTAGCCGATCCAGCAGCACCGCTGCCTGTGCCCGGGTCAAGGGCTCATCTGGCGCAAATCGCCCGGGCGATACGCCATTAAGCATTCCAGCCTGGGTAGCTTTGCGAATCGATGTCACAGCCCAGTGGCCTTGGATATCGGTAAAGCGTTCCGGCTTAGCCGACTCGTTCGGCAGAGTTGGTGCTGGCTTGTCCGGAGCAGTCTTGGGCGGATTATACGGATGTCCGACAAACCGGCAGTATCCCTCAACAACAGCTTCAGCATATTTCATCCAATGCTCTCTAAGTCTGCCGGCATCGGTTGGATTTGTGCAAAAACCGTATTCGACGATGATCGTCGCCACAGCTCCGGTCAATCGGTGCATAAAGTAGTAATCCCCGCCCGATTCATTGGATCGGGCAAATGCTCTGCGGGATGGTTGGCCTGCATCCTTAAGGACGTTAAGCAATGAATGGGCCAACTTCCCATCCGAGTAGACGCTATAGATCGTCTCTGCACCGGCAGCAGAGCTCGATGGCGCCGCATTGATGTGGTTGCTGATGCAATATTTCGCCCCGCTGTTCTTGACCAGCTCAGCCCGAACCGAGGACGCTAATGTAACATCCGAATCGCGGGTCAGCGCGACTTTGACGCCAAGCTCCTTGAAGCGCTGGAGCTGATACAGCGAGATATCCAGATTCATCGCCTTCTCCACAATCCCGTTCCCGCTTGCCCCTGGATCGCTGCCCCCGTGACCGGGGTCGATGATGAGTTGGGGTTTTAAGTTCCCCATTAGTATACTCTTCACTTGAGTCATGTTTTACTGCCTCCTACCAGCATGGCCATAAGACCGAGCAGAACCGCCCCTACTATCGTAGTTCCTACCCAATAGATAATTTTATCGATTTTGTTCAATCGATGATGGGCAGATTTGGCCTTATCCAATGCTTCTTTCGCAGCATCGTCAGATTGATCTAGCTTTTCTACCAGCCGGTTCACGCTTGAAGCCATCTCTCCGATTGCCCGAGAACTGGATTCTTGCAAAACTTCAAGCCTGCCAACCTTGAATGCAATATCATTTAATTGCTTATCTTGAGTCATAACCTCACTCCTTTCCATAAGACAAGGCCCCGATCACTCGGAGCCCGTCAATTTGCCAAAATAAAAAGACTCCGTACGTAATCGAAGTCTTTTAATCCTGATCAATGAGTTGTTGCACGGCTGCCCGCCAAAACATCGGAACATCGCCTATCGCAAAGCCGTCACCGCGCTTGATTCGTTCATAGTAGATTTTCGCCATCTTACGCACCTCCTGACTGGACCATTCCGGCCAACTCGATTAAAGCGTCTTGCAAATCCGAGATGTGTTGCTGCAACTCTTCTATTCGCTCATCCGCTGACGGCTCCGGCAGTCTATTGTTATCCGCGATAATATCGTCAATATGCGCCTGTGCCGCTTGCGCAACAGACTCCGCTGGATATGGATTATACTTACTCGTATCCTGTACAATCCAAGGCTTGCCGTTATTGTAGATCGTGTAAACCTTACCTTCTACAGTAAATGTTAATTGCATGTGATTACACTCCTTTGATTTTTTGCCAAGCCGTACCTGTACCAAAGTAGGTCTCAGCATTTTGTAATAGATCGGACCCGTCATGTATAAACACGTTGTCAAAATTGACTAGCATACGCGTATTTTCGCCAAGTAAAGGCTTTGACGGTGAAACAAGCTCTGTTCCGTACACACCGTATTGAGCATTAGTACGATAAACGATAACGGTACCTGCAGGATACGGTTTGCTATTAAGCATGTACGCTATAACAGTTTTATTAGTTTGTGATGGCGATCCTCCCAACACATAAATACGATTATTTAAGTATGCTGCAGCGCTCGATGAACGAGCCAGAGGTAACTTTTCCTTGCTCGACCACGTATTCGTCACGGTGTCATACACATAATGCTCCTGCCCCATTATGTGTATTTTTGCCCCTACTGCCGCATATGCTTGACTTAAAAGTGCCTTTGGCATTGGAGCCAGTGTTGTCCAAGTGTTTGCAACCGTATCATAACAGTAGTTTGTAGCTACATTGTTTGTGTTATCGTTACCACCTATAACATATATATTTGTGCCGACCGTAGCCATTGCGTGAGACATCCTAGGTAGCGGTAATTGAGCTAGTGTCGTCCAAGTGTTTGTATCCGTATCATAGCGATACGTAGCCCTGTTCATACTGGAGAAGGTGCTCCCTCCAAAGAGGTACACATACTTGTCTATAACCACAGCGCCATGACCCCATATTTGAACAGGTATATTAGCCATTGCTGTCCATGTATTATTTACAGGATCGTAGCGCAAATTTTGGTATGAGCCATTAAAAGCGTTGCCCATTAAATAGATGTATCCACCCACTGCAACCATAGTGTGAGCTTGAGTCCCTGTTGACAACGGCGCCAGTGTTGTCCAAACATTGGAGACAGAATCATATCGATAATGTGTCCCTACTGCTCCACCGCTTCCACCACTGCCATTATTGCCGCCTACGAGATGGATATAGGGGCCTAAAACCGCTACCGCATGACCATATCTTGGCTCAGGTATGTCGGCAAAAGATAATAACGATGGATCATTCCACTGACCCCCGAACCATAACTCCAAATCGTTACGAATGGATGTGATAGGAATATCCTTCTTAATCCATATACCTTCTTTTTTTACTGGCTCAGTTAAGCCGGTATAGACGTTTAGTTTTGCACCACCTCCTCCGCTACGCAGAATAAAATTTGAGCCATCGTAAATAAACGAATAAATCTTGCCGGAATCGCCGCTGAATCCATCTCCATCCCCATCTAGCAACGCTTTAGCTCCCAATCCATTAACATTAAGTGTCGGATTGTTGCCTGTATTCACATGCAATTTAAGGCTGATCTCCAAACCTGCATACAGAGATGCAGGAGCTGGTGTCAACGTAAGCGTCAATGCTGTGTTAGTTCCGGCTGAAGCTGCATATCTGGTCCGAGAATCAATTGCCTGCATCGTCCGCTGAGGAGTCATATACACGTTAGCAGCTGCTCCAGCCTCTGCTTGTGCTTGTGTGGCGACTCCATAATTCTCTACGGAGCCAAGGCCGACGTCAGCTTTGGCTAATGTGACGGCTCCGGTCTTCCCTGCTACGCTTGTTACGGCGTTTACTTGCGCACCCGATTCAATGCTATCGAGCTTGCTCTTGTCCGCCGGGGACATGAGGCCGGCAGCGGATGCAGTTACAGCAGCTGTGCTGGCTTTGGCATTCCACGTCGACTTCTCAGCATCGGTAACGAATCGATTGCCCGCATCTTGCGCAATAATGGACGGCGGATGCGAGGCGGGATGCGTGTAGTTGTTCGCGCCCGCTGCAACGCCATCCAGCTTCGCCTTATCTGCACCCGACATAAGGCCAGCAGACGTGCTGGTAGCAGCAGACGTGCTGGCCTTGGCATTCCAAGTCGCCTTCTCTGCATCTGATACGAAGCGATTGTTGACGTCCTGAGCAATAACAGACGGGGCGTGTGTCGCGGGGTGCGTGTAATTGTTAGCGCCTGTCGCAACGCTGTCCAGCTTGCTTTTGTCCGCTGCCGACATTAGCCCTGCGTCAGAGCTTGTAGCCGGAGCTGTGCCCGCTTTCGCATTCCACGCTGCCTTCTCTGCATCTGTAACAAACCGGTTGCTTGCGTCTTGTACAATTATGGCAGCCGGATGAGAAGCGGGATGAACGTAGTTGTTCGCACCCGCAGCAATACCAGCCAGCTTGGACTTCTCCGCTGACGTATAATCCTCTGTAGACAAGTCTTTTCCTGTAATCTTATCGACCTTCCCCGTAATCGCGGCATCCAGAAGATCCGCATTTCCGTTAAAGTCATCGATGTTGACGTTGTCTGTTCCTTCCGGCTTTTTCAATTTCAAATTCGGTGTTAATTGCATCGATCACTCACCTCCATAAGTTCTTAATTGATTCCAGGTTCGTGTGCCTGCTTGCTGCCAATTCAGGCCAGACACCATATCCCAAGTTGTAAATGTGTAGACAAATGATACGGACAGATGCGCAGGCTTAATCGCCTCCAGCGTCTGAACGAACCCCCCCATATTGGCCGGCACGCCCAGAATGCCGATAAACTGTACGACAAAACGATTTTCTGCCGGATACTCCTTTACGTCGACTTCACCGCCAGAAAAAGCGGAGGCGATATCGATCAGCTTTTGCTTCGTCAGAGTGCCATGTCCTCGAAGCTTGGCGATGATAATCTCGCGGCGCCACTCTGGCGTCATCGAGATATCCGTCGACAACCCCAGCTCTTTCTCCCAGTCGTCAAGCCCCCATGTTGCCGTCGATACAAACCACTGTCTCCATGCATCGTTATGATCGGCCCAAGATTGTCCAACTTCCTTCGAAAGTGCAGCTTGGAGCTCTACCATATCGCGAATTTGGCGCCAAAAATGAGGCAGGTACTCTATCAGTTGCACTTCCTTGCCACCTGGCGGATCAACATCGCTTAACAAATTGCTCTTGGTTAGGAGCGTCTGCTGTGATTTTCCCTTTACCATCAATGCCTCTTGATAAGTCATAACCTACACCTCCAACTGCACGCTGGTCAGGTCAGGAAGCTCTTCCGAAGCCAGCTCGACGTTTGCTGCTCCTCCATTAAGCGTCAAATTAGAATAATCAATGACACCTGGCGTACGAAGCAAAATGGTTCCGATCTGAGCAATGCTCACATAATCGGAATCAATCGTTACGCTTCTCAGATAAGCTTGAACAGACGACGTAAGCGACACTGTCACATCCTGCAAAATATAACCCTCTGCCAGCCTCACCTCGGCTCTGAGCGCAATTGGCTTGGCAGCAGCAGATACGACCGTAACCGCAGCGCCAATCGGCCGTACCGCTTCGATATAAGCCTTCGTTGTATCAACCAGCACCGGCGCCGCCGGCTTCATCTGGCTGTCGAAAATAACGACTTTAACCGATCCCGGACCATTCCATAGCGGATACACTCTTGCGCCGCCAACGCCCGGAACCTCTTGCGCCCAACTGCGATAATCGGCTGCATTGCCGCCGCTGGACGGATTGCGCACCCGGTGCAGGTATCTCGTACGCAGCGAATCATCGGTTTCAATATCCTCGCCATGCACAATCACATCCGACAGCTCCGCTTTTACCAAGCCGTTGATAAAATCAATCGGCAGCAATGGCCCATAATGCAGGTTTCCTGCCACTCCGGGCGTCTCGCATTCCAATCTGAAGACGCCCGCTGACATACGCTCGCGAGCCACATAACTAATTCCCTCAGCGCCAAATCGGCTGCCAATAGGGATATCCAGCGGAGTCTGGCTTTCACCGTAAAACAGCCCTTTGCGCTGGGCTGTTGTCGCCGGCTGTCTGTTCACGCCAAAATCGGCTGTGCGAAGCTCCAGATATTCGCCGCTCGAGGTTACGCCAAAACCTAGCCGATACTGGAGCTCCATCTCCGCATAAAGCTGCGCAAGTTCAGCAGCAGCCGGGGCAAGCGCGTCATAAATGACACTGCCTTCCCGCTTATCGATACTGCCCGGAACTCTGTTCAGCATACGCTCTAAAATGACTTCCATGGTTTGCACATGTTCCAACTAACTCACCTCCATCGCGGCATCAAACGCCCCATATTGAGAGACTACAGTAAACGAAAGCATCATCCGGTCGCCTTCCAAGCTGGCGCTAATCCCTTTAACCGCTTCAATGCGATCATCCTGCGTCAGCGCCTCTTCTAGCATTCTTCTCGATTCAGCAGCCGCTATGGAGGGATTTCTGCCGAATAAGCTTTTCAGTTCATGTCCGTAATCTGTACTGTAAATCAAATGTCTGAACCGGTCGGTCTGCAGAATTTTGTAGACAGCTTGCCGTAAGGCATCCATACCATCCGTCATTCCTGTTATGCGGCCTCGATCCACATCCAGCTTCCATGTGCGGGAAGGCTGTTCGCCGACCTCGATCGCCTGGCTTAATACGCCCCCTTGAGGAATCATGCGCTCACCGTCCGATCAAGCACCACATAACGCTGACCGCCTTGCATACGGACCAGGAGGACGCGATCCCCCTGCTCTAACCCGCGCAGCGCCAAGCTTTCCGTCAGGATCAAAAAACCCGCCGGCAGCGTGAATCGTTGATCGACTCGCACGCTCAGCGGGTGAACGGATACAATTTCGCCGTACAGGATATTAACGGGATTGCTTGCTTCCACGGCACCTGCACCGGCTTTTTTGATCAGCTCCAACATACTCATCCAATCACCTTCACATCCAGCGCCATCGTATGGGAGGCGCTATCGAATTTATGCGTGCATTCATCCACAAGAAAGGGCTGATTCACGCCGTATTCCTTAATCCATACCCGCACATAACAGCCTGCGCGCACGCGCATATCGCCGATTGCATTCAGCTTGAGCGTCTTGCTCTCCCTATTGTGCATGGTGGTCAATTGATCAAGAAGCTCATCAATTTGCGTCTGATTTTTGTTCTCGTCGACCGATTGATAAAGCTGAAGTGTTCCCCATTTAGCAATATTGTTGCTGTCTTGCTTGACATGAAGCTCTCGCTTCCCCGTCTTCTTATTGTCCTGGTAGAGAACAATGCGGTTATACGTTTCTTGGTCAATCGATGTAGACAAGCTGTAATTCGTCAGCAAGCTGCCCTCGCCAAGATAGAAATCAACTAGCATATCCTCAATGTTACGAAGCGCCAATGAGCCGAAGTCATCATACAAAACAAAGTTTTGCCCTTTATGAATAAGCGTAAGTGTTAGCGCTTTGTCGCAAACATCAAGCAGCTTCTGACCATCCTCCACCATCTTGGGAATGACATAAGGCGTCTCCGCCAAGTTCCCGACCTTCAGCTTCAGCTTATTGGCGACTTCACGAATAATTTCGGAAGCCCGCTTGTTTTCGAATACAAACGTGTCCGATGAAAGCAAATAGCGAATTTGATCATACGCCTTTACCTTAACCGTTTCATCGCTGCCTCCATCAATACTGAACACATAACCATAGAACACTGGCTTGTTATCCTTAGTCACATGAATGATATCGCCGTTCTGAATCTGAAAAGCCTGAAGCTCATAAAGCCCGCCTTTGATCAGCGTAAAATCAAGGCTGCCCGCTTTGCCGATTCGGCTTGTCTTCCAAGTGAGATCCCCGACGATGTCAGAAATATCCCACACATTGCCATTCTTATTGTCAATCAGCACTCGGATCATGGCAGCTTCAGCACCCTTCCAACCTGCAGCCTCTTGGTCTCGGCGTCGCTAATATTATTCAGCTTCTGAATCTCGCTCCAGCGGTTGCCGTCGCCAAGCTTGGTCTTTGCTACTTTCCAAAGCGTATCTCCCGCCATTAGCGTGTAGGTTTTTTCCTTGGCCCGATCATCTGGACGTTGGTCCCCTTTCGGCACTACCGCATTATTCTGTACAACGACTTTTTTGGCCGCATAGAACCGGTAGTGCTTTAGCTTAATGGAATATTCAATATCGCCAATACCACCGGCTACTTCCTTCCACTGGAAGGACTCGATTGTTGCCGGTGTGTTAATGACCACATCTGAAGATGTGGAGCCGCCTTGGAAAATAAAACGGATGGGGCGTTTGCTCTCCATCCATCTGGAAATTTTGCGGACTTGCTCCATTGGCGGCACGACTTTAACGACTGGAGCTTGTTTCTTCGTTTTCTCGTCGTCATCGTCAGTATCATCTTGAGTAGGCAGCATAAACGGATATAGCTTCGCTGGGAAAAAGCTGCTGAACGCATACTCGGACAGCTTGCGCGCCTTAATAACATTAATTTCGCCCAAGCCTACAACGTCGTAAGTGCTGCCATTGCCTCCATCTGAGATTTCAATAGAGGAAGGCAGCACTTGAATATCCAAAACCTCAGTGCCATTGTTAAAGCTTAGTTCCATCCGGTAGCTCATCGATATACCCCCTCAGCCGATACGGCAATCTCTTCCTGCAGAACCGTTGTGATTGCTTGAACCATGGAGCTGACGTCCATGCCGTTCTTGATATCGCCGGTCTGTACATTGACGGAAGGCTGCAGCGTCACAAAGTTTTGAATATTCTTCATCTCTGCAAGCTCACGCATCGTTTTTAGATCCTCGCTGCTGATATCGACTGTATCGTTGATTTTGCCGACCTCGTCCAGACGGCCGCCTCCAACTGCGACTGTAGCGTTTTGTTGGAATTGAGTGCCTGGATCCTCATATGGGGTCACAGCTTTCTCTTCTGCAGCCATTTCTTGTTCTGCACGCTGAGCTGCACGTTCGGCAAGGAAATTGTTTTCCTCCTCAATACGCTGCTGCTTATTAAACTCTGCGCGGGCTATTGCTTTTTCCTTTTCATCTGGCGCCTTATCTACTAAATCTTGGACAAACTTCTCCATATCCGCTTTGAATGTAATCTGATAGCTTGTACCAAACACCGCGTTAACAACATCCAGAAACCCGTTGATTTCATCAATGATGCCGTTCACTACACCATCAATTATTTTGCCAATAGTCTTGGCAAACATTAAGAATGGCTCTGATAAAGCATCTACAAGCGTCCAAAAGAAAATGACAAGCTGATCCCAGAAGTTCAAGATTTTATTCCATACTTTCAACATAAACAACGCTACAGTATCGTTCGTTTTCCACAAGTTGATCAGCATCATAACCAACCCTGCAACTAGTGAAATGATGAGGAAGATCACATTGGCCTTCATCGCTGTGTTCAAGCCGTTCCAAGCTTTCCCCACGCCTTCTGTAATAGTCTTATGGATACCCATCGCAATATTCGTTAGTGCAGTATATACCTGGCTCAGTTGTTGGAGAGTGTTATATACACTCACCGCTTGGTTCACACCTTCATAGATCGGTCCAACCACCGACCAATTATCCGCCATAAAGCCTGTTACTGCAGCATTTTCTGTCATCAGCGCAGTAAGATTTTCTCTTAGAAGTGCTACAGATTCCGTAATTTTAGGGATTTGATTTTCAGCCTCTGGATTAGCTTGTACGGCAGCTGCTTCGGCTGCCGGAGCCGGCAAAGCAAGCGCATTGCTTGGAGAATGCTCTATGATATTTGACGCAGCCATAGCATTGGTAGTTTGCAAATCGCTAGTGGCCTTATTCGCCAATACTATGCTGTTTTCCGGTTCTTCGTAAAGTACCGGCAATAGATTGGAAGACCCGCCAGATGGAAGAGCTTCTATGACTTCAGAGCTACGCCCGGAAGTAACCTCGGCAATTGACGAAACGATACTGGAAATCTTGGTCAGTATGCCGCTTAGGGAATCATTAGCTTTGCTGAGACCGGTTTGGATCGTTTTATGCATAGAGTCCAACCACTCACCCAATTTGGTGGCAATTGACGCATTCAGAACTGCTATACCGGACAGCTTTGTGGACATTTCTTCGAAAACGACAGCCTGACTGCTCATCATGGCTTCCATTTGCTTACTCGCAGACAGTTCGGTTTCTTGACTCTTCTTTACTTCAGTCTTTTTCTTTTCAGTCTCTGTAATCGCATTGATATCCGGGATATTGGAGCCGATTATTTCAATAAACTCTCCGAACTTAGGTATAACTTCTTTTTTGATTTTCTCTTCCAACTTGGCTCGTTCCGACTCTAACGATACCGCTTTAGTTTCCTGTGCCGGAGGCTCCGTGGGAATCACGCTCGGAAGCTGCATTGCTGTAGATATCCCCGCCGTAACCGTTGGTTGGGTAACGCTTATCATTCGCTTGCCGGCTGCCTCAATCGCCTCAGCCAAAGCTGTGATGCCTTTAGCCGCTTCGTCTAACGGCGTGACCATTGCCGTAACCGCACGCTCCATCGCCCCCAAGCTGCTTTGCATGCGCTCGGCTGCCTTGCGTTCTGCGATGACCATCGAACGCTGCATGTTATCCACGGCCAAAGCAGCGAGGTTCATGGAGCCCATCATGCCCCGAACGACGCCAAGCATCTGCTTTTGTCCCCTTACCAAAGCTTTTGTGGTACTCATCGATTCACCACCTTTCTGATACGATCAAAGGGACTGCTCTCTATAAAGAGAATCAGTCCCTCGTGTATAAAAGATTACTTCTTCCTCGCATTCTGCTTCCGTTCCGCTGCGATGCGTTCCTGGATGCAGGCAATCATGAAGGCCTTCTCCTCACGGGTCTGGCTCATATATTCGCGAGGCGTCATGTGGAATTTCATGAGGGCGTAGTACGCATAGTTCGCATCGCTGTCGCCCTCGCGGATTAGTTTTTTGCTTCGTCTACAAGCTCCTCGAAGTTCATATTGTAGCCGGAGATTCGCTGAATCTCCTTCGACAATTCTTCGATTTCGCCGGCCAGCAGCACCTTTTGCAAGTAACCGTCCGAATCAAAGCAGCCCAGCTTTTGAATGCTTGCAGCGTCTTTGAAATTAGGAACAACCGTATGGTTGATCACAATCGCTTTCGAAATCGCACCAGAATCGATCTCGACCTTGCGATCCTTGCTCTTCGGATTGATCTTCATTGCGCGCTTCTGATACGCTGCCATGTCGTCCGCACTCATCGCTCGGATTGTAAACTTCATCAGCTTGCCGTCCTTGTCCTTGAATCGGTCGGAGATGACAACCTCCTCCGTCAAATTATCCACGGGATGACTGTTAAGAAACTCTTGCAATGTACTCATAAAATATTGGCCTCCTCAGTAATGTTAGTAATCTTAGGATTGAAGCGAGTTGAACTTATCCGGAATGTCGAAGTCCTCGAATGTGAACGGAAGTTCTTCTTCCAGGGAATCCTCAGCTGTAGCATCGAACTTCATCAGCAGAATGCTGTCCAGGTTGCAGCGGCGCAGCACGATCGTCTGCTTGCCTGCTCTGGATGCCGGATCTTCGTTGACAATGGTAAGGTCGAAGTAGAAGTCTTTGCCCGACTTCACGTATTCCTTCGTAAGCTCACGGAATTTGGATGTCACGTAATATAGCGTCAATGTGCCAGTACCTGTCCAGCCTACGGTCTTCTTGCCTACAGTGGTTTTGCCGAGCATAGGCACGTCAGCCTTCGTCTTTTCAATCGTTGCTTCGCCCGTCTTGGCATAAAATAGTTCTTCCATGACACCGTCAATGCTGACTGTCGCTTTCGCCTGCTTGCCGCTAATCGTGTCTTGTACGTTCATATATGACATATTATTTTACCTCCACGGAAATATAGATTTTTTCAACTGCATCAACCGGCTGAATATAGAGTCCTACAAGAACGCCATCTGACTGGCCTTCGATAGGAGCTACCGAAATATCAGCATCGGAATCCAGGTTTTGAATGGCTCCGATGTTTTGCAGGTTCGTCATGTAATTGACGATTTCGTTTTTAAGCAGCGTACGGCCGTCGGCATTGTTGGCTACCTTGCCGATATAATAAGAGCTGAACACGCGGGAAATATCGTTATTAATAGCATCCAGCACGCGAATTACACGGTTTTTGCTGAAGTAGCGTCCTTTATCCGGCGTGAAAGCCGTGAATGTATTGATATCCTGCTCGACGAATGCGCGTGTGCCATCCTGCGAGAACAGAAGCTCGCCGTTTTGCAACGCTGCAACAGTTTGGGTGTGCGTATAACGCGGAGAAGCGTCTACCGCGCCGTCGTAACCCGCATAGGTGAGCGATTCGTTCGCGCCAGCCGCTGCGGAAGCGCCTGCGACCCACGCTGTTGCTTGGGCGGCATTAACCGCTTTGCCGTCTGCCAGTACAACGCCGTTTTTCACGCTGATGACCCCTTCGTAATTGGCAGCCGGGTAGTTTTCTACCGCCAGCACAACCTTGCGGCCTTCGTTGTCGCGCAAATTGTTGATAAAAGATACAAATAGAGCTTTCAGCTCCGCATCTGTAGAAGGAAGCGCCATAGCATGGAATTGCTGCGTCTCAATTGCATCGAGGTAGTCGATATAATTCTGGTTAACGGCATTGCCGTTCGAGCCGCCTGTGAGCGGAATACCCGCGCTTTCGGTCAAGCTGCCGGAAGCATTCCATGCCACCCATGCGTTAGGACTCAAGCCGGCAATATGGGCCACCGTCTGACGGTCCTTTTCCACGCCCGCAACAAGCGTGCTGACATCGAACAATGCAGGGCTGTCTGCGTTAGCTTCAACCACTACTGTAATATCGTTGCCTCTCTCGCCGCCATAACGAGCCGTCGCAATAAGCTCTCCCAAAGTTGCAGAAGCCTTTACGCCTTCGTTCACCCGGTATAGCAGCAAAGTTTTGGCGCGCTTCAGCGCCTCGCGTACCAGCAGCAGCTCCGGTGCCGATAGCGGGTAGCCGAGCTTCTCTGTTGTGTTCTCGCCTGCTTCAATGGTTACGATGCGCTTGGCCTCGCCCCACGAAAGCGTTACAGGCATCGTGACGATGCCGCGCTCGCCAACCGCTCCCAGCGGCTGCGGTGCGCTATTGAAATTCACATATACACCTGGTCTTACTTTATTTGTTGCTGTCCAATTTCCTCCGGTCATTCTACTCCACTCTCCTATTCGCAAATGTTTGTGCCAGCTGCTT